TTATTACTTACGCATCTACGTTAGTAACAAAGTCTATCACAGCATGAGTTTCAGGAAGTAATACTTCTAATCCTGCCTCAGTTATGATTTGATCTTTCCTACCGTCCACGTCATTGTCCTGTATATTAGTTTCAACGAAAGTGTCACGTGAATGACCGTTGCCACTTAAAGGACGAAGTGCTACATTACCTAGATCTACGCAAACAGCCTTATTAGCCATATCACCTCTAAACAACGGATGAGCTACGAAATTCATAGACCCATATGATGTTGAGATAGATGTTATGTCAATTGGCATAAAACTAGATGATTTAACATCAAGTCCTGCCTGGAAGATTGTTTTTGCATTTCCAGAAGCAAATGAGTTACTCATAAATGAGTTATCACCTACTTTATGTAATGCGTTAATAACACTTCTAGATGTTAAGCATAGCTTTTGTCCACTGTTACCAGTTTCATAAGCCATGAAGTCATCCATTACATCGATTATGCCATCATAACTAAATTTAGTTGCGACATCATAATTAGCAGCATTTGAATCTGCAGCTGCTCCATCGTTGTAATCGAGTAAATATTTCTTGCCACCCATATTTTCTAGAAATGGTATTAAACCCCAAGATGTTCTCACATCAGCTGAAGTATATTTTCCATATCCAAAAAGGAATGCGTTCTCAAGATCCATTTTGTGTGACTTTAAATGCTCTGAATAAATACGAGACCACTCATTAGCGAAACCTCTGTATTTAGTAGCTTGCATTGAACCAGACATTAGTGGGACAGATGTCTTAAATATCTGTGTAAAGAATTCCACAGAACTTAGTTCATCTCTCCAACCTTCTGGAGCACCACTAGCTTCAGACCATTGTGAGCCAATTACCTGACCAAGACCATTATCATCACCATTTGAAGCATAAGCAGTACTATTATCACTAGCTAGTACTAATTTTGCTGTTGGTATCAATACATAATCACCATCGGTAACACCTTTTGCATCAGTTGACACTGTGTCATTAGCTGCACCTACCACGGCTTTCATGTATTCGATAGTAGCATCTTCCATTATTCGCCATACTTTACCACCTATTCTTAGTACTTGACCAGCTACTATGAAAATTGGTGAGTAGGATTTAGAAGCATCTACCTTACCTTGATAATTATAATCTACTGTAATTTTAACACCAGCACTTGAAGTAGCACCATCGTCTGCTGTATATGCTGCTGTAAAATTACGTCTTTGCCATTGGTTTCTATATTCCATTGGGCGCCATACTGTTTCGTCAGTAGGTTTCTTACCTAATTTAGATAGATATGAGAAGAAAATTGATGTTTCTGGAGCTAATTCCGCAACCTTATCACCAATGCCAAACGTTCTTCTTATATTATCAGGATCAGGCGAGCCTACTCCAACGTTCCAAGCACCACCTGGAGTTGTTGTTTTTAGATTTGCCATTTTTTATTTCCCTCCTTAGAGAATGTTTTTTTGTTTGTCATTATTAATAAGAAGATCCATAAAACCTTTATTAGGGTCTGGAGTAGCATTAGTTTGAGCAGATTGGACTCCCATTGGAGCAGGCACACTTTGTGCCCTTTTCACTTGGTTGAAAGTACTACTAGGTACATTTTGATGAGTTTGTGCTGGAGAACCAGCAGTCATTCCATTTTTGTACTTATAATAACCAACCAGGTCATCCATATTAATTGAATCTGGAGAATTCATAGTAGTTATAAAGTCATCTACTTTGTCGCCTAAATCATAATTAGTTACAACAAAATCCCTCATTTCAACTAGTTTTTCTTGCTTCTCTACTGTTTTAACTCTTGCTTCTTCAACGCCTTCAAGGCCTTTGATCTTTTTATCATACGATTCACGCATTACAGCAACTTGGTATTGCGAGGCTAAACTATTGTATTGAGACATATTGTCTCTCCACTCATCCATCGCATCCAAATGTTTTGCACTTGCGCTAGCAGGATCGGTAAACGATTCTTCTCTAGAAAACCCAACAGGTTGCTCAGGGCGCTCAGGCGGAGGAGGAAATTCCTCTGTCTCCTGACTTGTAGGTGCTGTCTCCTGACCAGCAACTGGTTGCCCAGCTGGGGTTAGGTTCTTCACGGCCTCAGGGTTACTACGGAGATAATCCACCATAGGTGCATATTCCTTAGTTTCATCTACTTGTTTCTGCAATTTAGCAGCTTGCGACTGCCAGTATTGATATCGTACTTGATCGTTAGATTCAGGAGCAACCTCATCCTTAGAGAAATTCTGTTGTGTAACAGATTCAGGGGTTTCCTGTATTTCAGGAGCCTGTGTCTCTTCAGGTGATGCTGGTATTCCTATCATTTCATTAAATCCGATATCCTCAGAAGTATTCTGGGTACCCATTCCTTGCTCAAAATCAGGAACATCCGCTATAGGAGTTTCTGTTTCTGGAGCCTCTGGGGCCTTAACATTTTCTTGATTAGCTTCCATGTGCTATTTCCTCTCTTTCGACTACTTCTTAGACGCCTTAGAAGGTGAGTCGGGTTTGTTTTGTTTTTTAGCGTCAGCAAGTTCTTTATTTAAAAGACCTAGGTTATCATCTAACCTTCTTTCAAATAAGGTACCAGCCATTTTAGCTTTGGTTTTCGTAGCATCAAGTTCTCCCTTGAACTTCTCGACCTCCACTTTTTGCTTGAGGTGAACATTTTCACGAGTAAGAGTCTGTTGATCACCTTTCAGTGACTTAATTTCCTCTTCCATTTGTGCTAATTGCTGTTCAAGCTTTTCAATTGTGTCAGTTCTCTGTAAAACACCTTCCATATCAAATACTTCAGTCTTTTTAAGAACCTCCATCCTATCGATAATACCTTTAGAGTAAGCATCCATATAAAATTCAAGCTCCGCATATCTATTAGACGG